CGGCTATTGTCAAACGGGCAACAACCGGGCGCAACGTATCATTTGCCGACATCACAACGCCATCCGTAAAAGGCGAGGAAATCAACGCGGTGAGACTCGCAATTATACACGCCGCAGCATCGAGCGGCATTACATCGGCTAACATTGCGAGGGGTCTGAACCTAGGCAGGGTAAACGCGACTCTGCTTGTCAAAAAGGCTGATTGCATGTATAGCAATAATGAAGCATTCAGGGACTCGGCAGATCGGGCTTATAAATCAAAATAAATCTCCAGAAATAAAATATGACACTAAACATTGACCAAGAATACAAAGCATTGATACCGCCATTAACGGCGAAAGAATTTGCACAACTAGAAGCAAACATTTTACGCGATGGATGCTTGTATCCGATTGTAACGTGGGAGGAAACAATCATCGACGGGCACAACCGATACGCGATTTGCAAAAAACATGATTTGCCTTTCAAAATTATCACGATGGAGTTTGATGATCGAGACGCAGCAATGGACTGGATGGACACTAACCAACTAGGACGGCGCAACCTATCGCCAGTTGATTTCAAGCTGGCACTTGGGCGGCGTTATAATCGGACTAAGAAAAGCCAAGGGGGAAATCATGGAAATCAGCATGTGGCAAAAGATCAAAATGACCCTTTGCCAAACACCGCCGCCAAACTAGCCACGCAGCACGGCGTGAGTGAAGCAACAGTCAAACGCGCTGGAAAGCTAGCGGAAGCCGTGGAAGCTCATCCAGAGATCAAGGAGTCGATTGCTAGCGGGAAGTCGATCAAGGAAGCCATGAAAGAGCATGAAGAACCGCCAACAACTGTTTTTAACGGGGCAAAATTTCCATTGCCAAAATATGAAATTTCAAACGAATCAAAAGAAAAAGCGGAACAAGCTGCAAAAGATTCAGAAACACTTTGGTTGCTAAAATCCACATGGAAAAAGGCAAACAAAAAAGAAAAAGCCGACTTTGAAAAATGGCTTAAATCTAACCAATAACACAAAGAAAATACAATATGAAAATTGAAATCGAAACGATAACGCCTGCAAAGGCAAAGAAAATGCTAGAGCTTAATGTTTGCAATCGCAACGTGAGGGAGAGTCGGGTTTGTGAATACGCAAACGAAATGGCGGCTGGCAGATGGCGATTGACTGGTCAGGGCATTATAATTCTTGAAGACGGCACGGTGGGAGATGGGCAGCACAGGCTTTATGCAATCGTAAAAAGTGGCGCGACCGTTCAAATGCCAGTCGCTAGAGGTGCAAAAAAAGAAACAATGGCGGTAATTGATATTGGGGCAAAAAGAACCACTGCCGATTATATGCACCTACATCACGGAATCAAAAATGCCACCCGTGTTTGCGGATCTGTAAATATTATTTATTTCATCGCATTTAACTTTCAATCCTTTACGGTTCAACCACATATTGCAAAGATTGGGATTGATTATTTTTATGAGCAAATCAGAGAAATTATTGTCATAAACGGCAATTTCTCAGTTGGTAAAAATTCACTTATTACTGGCGCATTGGCATTTGCGGCAAAGACAAATCCAAGAATTATAGAGTTTGTAAAACAGTTTGCAACTGGAGAAAACTTGAAAGCTGGAGACCCCGCTTTTGTCATGAGAAATTGGGTGATAAATGGAAACGCCTTGCAATCGAGCAATCCAAGCAGGAAGACAACGCTTGAGTGCATTTTTAATTGTTTGATGGCGTTCATGAAAGGTAAAACAATGGGGAAAATGAAATCAGGACAAGAGGGAGTGAGTTACTTTAGAGCAAGAAACCGCGAATTTATTGAGCTAGTGCAAGAGGAAGTGCGCAGACTAAAGAAAAACTAACAACTAAGCCACAGCAAGCCTTGAACTTGCCTAGTGGCTTTTACTACGCATAAATTGCTTTTGTCTTGACTTTTTAGAGGGGCAGTCGGTAAAATTAAGAAGAAGATACAAGCGATTTCTTTTTTTACCTTTGACTACAGATTATCGGCTTAAATTATTATCTTGACAATTTAGCAAATAGTGACAATCTAGGCGCATGAATAGCGAGCTTCACGACATCGCAGAGGAGCAACCGAACGTTTATAGGGAATGCGCACAGGCCATGTTGCGCGTGTTATATGCGGCTATTACAGCGAGCGGAGAGTCAAAGGTTAAGGCATGGGGTGTAATGTTTGCCGTTAATCATCCTTCATGCATGGGCAAGAGTATGTCTGAAATTGCCGTGATATTAAAAGTATCGCGAGCGTCGATTAGCAACGCCGCAACTGAGTTTTGCATTCAAAACAATTTACCCCCTAGCAATTACATGAAATCAGAGGATGCTCAAGATTCATCGAGAGCGGCAAGAATCGGATTGATCGAACGGCACAAACAACGAATAAAAGTGAAATGAATAAAGAACTACAAAGCGCAACGGCACAACGAATAAACGAATTGCATCAAACGGTTTTAGATAGCGTCAAGGGTGCATCTGAGCAAGTAAACGCAGCTATGATGGCAAGCGTTGAGATTGGCGGTCACATCGGGGAGATTAGTAGGGGTCAGCGCATGGCATGGCTGAGAGACAACTGTCCTAACATTGATCAGAAGCAAATCGCGGCATACCTTAGCATAGCAGCGACTTATCGCAAACGACCTGAGAATGCTATAGACCATCGATTCTTTGCCCTGCTTGGAATGATTGATGAAAAAACAACAGAAGACACACATACAAAGCTATCAAGCATAACAACACCTTGGATTGCATGGACTGGTAAACTAGTAGGACATTTCAGACAATTTACAAAAACAATGCCAGTCAATCAATGGCAGGATAGCGAGAAAGAAGCTGTCGCGGCACAATTAAAGCCGATTGTTGAGCTTTACAATGTGATCACAAAATGAAAGGAAACAGCAAAATATGCATACTAACAGACCCGCGGTAAGGAATCTTTTGATACATAAGGGCTGCGGGGTGTCGGTCTCATCGCGATCTGTCTTTATGACAACTTTTTTAAATCAAAGTTACACTATACTATGAAGAACAAACCAAAAATCGAGCAAATCAAGACAAACATGCTAATACCTTACGCACGCAACAGCAGGACGCACAGCGAAGCACAGGTGGCGCAGATTGCGGGATCAATCCGCGAGTTCGGATTTACAAATCCAGTTCTGATCGATGCCGAGAACGGAATCATTGCCGGTCACGGTCGCATCATGGCAGCGCAGAAGCTTGGACTTGAAGATGTTCCTTGCATTCGATTGGATCACCTGACAGATACGCAGCGCAAGGCATACATCATCGCCGATAACAAGCTGGCGCTGAACAGCGGCTGGGATGAGGAGATGCTTGGGCTGGAACTGGCAGACCTGCGGGAATTGGACTTCGATCTTGGATTGCTTGGATTTACGGAGGATGAAGTCGGAGCCTTCGACGTGGAAGAAGCGGGAATGCCAGAGCTATCCAGCGACGACAAGCAACCCTTTCAGCAAATGACATTCACCGTCCATGACGAGCAAGCCGAGGAAATCAAGGCAGCTATGGATCGTGCCAAAAGCATGGGGCATGGCGAGTCAGCCGTGAACGAAAACAGCAACGGCAACGCCCTGGCGTTTATCTGCCAATCATTTAACCGATGAGTATTTTTTGCACACAGCATCCCATCCTATTGCGATCAAAGATTCTGGGTCGCGTCCAATTTGCCGATAAAATGAAGGATTGCCAATCGCATCTTTCGCTCTTAAAATGGCATCTCTGGCATCGTCTAGTCGTGGAAACTTTGCTGCAAATTTTATCGCGTCATGCCGTTTGTCATTTGCAATTAAATCTCGTAGGACATCAATCTTTTTTTCCATGCGCAGGAAATAATCAGATTGCTGTAGAACTTCCACACAAAATTCAATGAACGCGAAAAAAAACGAACAACTAAAAGAATGCCGAGTTGCGCCAATATCACTTTTGGATGCAAAGCGCATTACTACCAGCAAGCACTATATGAAAACATGGCCACAAGGAGCCAAGGTTGCATTTGGCTTATTTTACAAAGGGTCATGCGTTGGCTGTATGGTCGCCGGCTACGCTCCAACCACAGAACGCAAAGTTAAAAGATGGTGCAATAAAATTGTAAAGCACCAATACATCGAATTGCAAAGAACGTGGATTAGCGACGCGATGGGCCACAATACCGAATCATGGATGATGGCCAGAGTGATGCGCTATTTCAAAAGCGCAGGCGTTTGGCTAGTCTTGACGCATAGTGGTGGATGCAAGGATGATGTTGGTTTTATATTTCAAGCATCTGGGTGGATGTATTTTGGATGCGAGCCGTGCAATGATTTTTATGAAACAGAAAAGGGTGAATACAAGAATTTAGTATCTGCAATGCGATTCGGGAGAGTGCCTAGCGAGTTAATCAAAAAAGGACAGCAAGCAATCGGAGAGCATTTATTCGGTAAAGGAAAAATTGTGAACGCAAGACGGCATCTATACATGTATCTCACTCATAGAGGCATTCGTCGCAGACTTGCAAAAAAAACACTTCCATTTCCTAAAAATCCTGCTATTTTTCGCCAAGGCCAACAATGGTTTCCCAATGGGGATGTTTGCACGAGGCATCAACCTAACAAGGTTTCTGGGTCACTCCCAGACATCCCCGCCAAACCATGAAAGCCAAAGACATCATTGTAAAGCCGATCAGCGCAAAGGATGCGAATCGCATTGTGAAATCTTGTCACTACTCAGGCAAGGTGGTTCCTAATTCACAGTTGCATTTCGGTGTTTTTCTTGACGGTAAATGCGGAGGAGCAATGCAGTTCGGGCCGTCAATGCGTAAAGATTTAATACAGCCATTAGTGCATGATACAAAATGGAATGGATTTATAGAGCTAAATCGCATGGCATTCGCTGATTGGCTGCCACGAAACAGTGAAAGCCGAGCAATCTCAGTCGCAATGCGTTTGATCCGAAAATCATATCCTCATATTGAATGGGTTATTTCTTTTGCTGATGGCACGCAATGCGGAGACGGCACAATTTACAGGGCAAGCGGATTTGCTTTGACTGGCATCAAAAAAAATACCGAAATGGTAATACATCCAGTGACAGGCGAGATTATGGCTACCATGGCAGCATACCACAAAGGACACGCAGCAGAAATATCTAAATGGCAACGTATGGATGGATTTATGTTCCGCTATATCTACTTTCTCAACCCAGAAGCAAAATCACGCTTGACAGTCCCGATTTTACCGTTTACTGAAATTGAGCGTCGCGGCGCGGGAATGTATCTCGGCAAACCAAAACGCGCGGAAAGCATCGCAGTCGATGCGCCTTGCATCCAGCAGGGAGAGGGCAGTGCAAGTCTGACCTCCGCGCTCCAATAGGTTATGAAGATAGACTCTGCCACAGTTGATAAGATCAACCAAGCGAACCTCGCCAACATCCTAAAAAAGGTGAAGGCGGGGAAGGTGCTTACATCGGCGGAGCGGAAGTTAATTGACGGATCTAGTGTAAAGCCAAGCGAACTTGTTACACAGAAAAAGATTGTTGATATTTTCAACATCACTCGCAAGTCAATCGCTCAGTGGCGACGTGAAAAAAAGATTGGCTTGCCTGAAAAAGAGCAAGGCATGGAAAACCTTGCAAAGTGGCGAGAGTTCTTTGCATCAAATCCTGATGCTGGTTTTTTTGATGGTAAGCCAAGGCTTGACCGTGAATCACTACTTTGCCAAAAACTTACGGTGGAAATCGAGTGCAAGAAAATTGAGTTGAAAAAGCTCGAAGACACTTGCATCGACATGATCGATGTGCAAAACGCTTTTTACAAATTAGGTGCCGTAATGAGGGCTGGCATCATGCGACTGCAAGCGGATCTCCCGCCAGTATTAGAGGGTCGAACCCCCGCAGAAATGGCAAAGCGCATCGGAGAAGCTGCAGACAAATTACTCACCGAACTAAGCAGCAACGCCGCAGAAGTGTGGGGGGATGATGAGTAAAACCGCACAACTCTTTGCGGCATTTCGCCAATCGTGCAGACCTCCGGCACGGCTAAAGCCTAGCGCGTGGGCGCATGGCAGGGTGGCACTTTATGAAGGACTCTCGCCATATTTCGAGGCGGACGCATCACCTTGGCTAGTCGAACCACTAAACGCATTTGCCGACATCGGCGCGAAAGAGGTTTGCTTACTTGCACCGGTTGGAACTGGAAAAACCACCATGCTAGAAGCCGCGATGTGCTACATCATCAGCGAGGACGCAGGGGCGACAATGCTAGTAGGTCAAACCGATAGCGACATCAAGGACTGGGTTGAAACTAGGCTAGATTTTTCGTTGATTAACACCAAGGAAACAGCGGGATTGCTACCAACGGGAAAACATCGGCACAAGAAGAGGAAAGACGCTATCATTTTCCCTCACATGGCTTTATTTATGACAGGCGCAAACTTGTCTGGACTCCAGGCAAAGTCGATGCGTCGAGTGCTATGTGATGAGCCGTGGATTTATCCAGACGGAATGATTCGAGAAGCGGAGGGGCGGCTACATGACAGATGGAATCGGCAGTTTTATCTTTTGGCTCAAGGTGGCTTTGTGAATACCGAGTGGCACAAGAAATGCGAAAACACCGCGATGCGCGAGTTTTGCTTTACGTGCCCGTCATGCCAACATGAGCAAGCGTGGAAATGGGAGAACGTTATTTATGACACTACGATCACAGACCGCGTAAAAATGGCACAATCCGCACAAATAAAGTGCGCGAACGTCGATTGCGATTACCGATTGCAAGACAAACCGCAACCACGGCGAGAGTTGGCAATCTCAGCGCGTTACGTGCAAATTAAAGAGGGCATGCCTGACAGTTACGGATACCACTACAACGCGCTTTGCAACTGGAGACTACCATTGTGGCGGCTAGTCATCGAGCGATGTAATGCGATGGATGAAGTGGCGCGGGGCAATCTTAAACTACTGCAACAATTTATTCAAAAACGACTAGCAGAATTTTGGAGCGATGAGCAAGAGGACGAACGGGTAAAGCTAACGGGTCACGGCTACTCAGTGCGAGATTATGCGAACGGCGAATCATGGGAGGATGAATCGCATAGGTTTATGACGATCGACCGCCAGCAAGATCACTTTTGGGTGGCGATCCGCGCTTGGGGCATTGGTGGCAATTCGCGCCTTTTATTTTACTCAAAGGTTGACACATGGGAACGAGTCAAGGTAATTCAAGAAACCTACAAGGTAGAAAACCGAAAGACGCAAATTGACTGCGGTTATCAAAAAGATGAAGTTTATAAACGCTGCACTCAATACGGATGGCTTGCATTGCGCGGCGACCAACGCGACCAATATCCACATCGGAACCGACAAGGTAAAACCATTTTCAAATCTTATTCGCCGTATCAATCAGTCACGGCCAGTGACGGCAAAAAAACAATGGTGGCGTATTTTTCCAATACGTCACACAAGGACATACTTTTTCAACTGCGCAATCAGCGCGGCGTAGATTGGCAAATCCCCGATGATGTTGGCAGTGAATACTTGCGGCAAATCGACGCAGAGGTTAGGCGTGGAGAGGGCAAAACGGCGCGATGGACTAAACGGCACAACGACAACCATGCCGTTGACTGTGAAAACATGCAAATCGTGCTTGCTTCAATATTTGGCTTAATCGGAACGCCAGAAACAGAAACGGAAGAATGATTTTTGACATGTCGCCCCAAGCATGGGAGTGGCTGACTTAATCAAAGCATGGTATGACGCATCGTTAGACGATCCGACGATTCTGCAATCGCTCATAACGGCGAGAACAGCGGCATTAAATGGAACGTTGTCAAAAGGCGGTGGCAACACGCTGACTTCCAGCCAAAAAAATGGCATAAGCTACACGGTTTTAGTTAGTCTGCCAGAGACAGATAGAATCACGGTATTAAACCGCGCAATCAACGCGATCAAAGCGAATAACCGCCCTAGTTCAGTAGGAAAGGGGGTATTCCAGTGATTGTAGACCGTTGGGGTAACTCTTACAAAGCAGCGCAAGGAGCTATTACTGAGACGCGAGATCGTCCGTATATCCCAGTGCAAATGAAGGACATCAGCGAGCTTGTCCCGTCACGCGACAGGAAAGCACTTGTTTCATTTTCGCGCCGTCTCATACTAAACGAAGGAGTATTAAAAGGTGCGATTGAACAAAAAAGCATGTATGCTGTCGGCAGATCATGGCAAGCTCAATCGAAATCCAAAGACCGCGAATTTGCTTTATTGGCAGAGGAAAAAATCAACGACGAATGGCAAAAGATTTGCGATGTTGCAGGGGGTCAAAACAATTTTCAAACGCTACTTTATTCATTTTCAGTAGCGATCAGTCGAGACGGTGAAGGTTTTATTTTGCTGACGAAAACCGAAAACGATTACCCGCGAGTTCAGCAAATACCATCGCATCGGATTTCGACACCTAACGGATTGCGTGATGGAAAACTAACAACTGGAAAATTCAAAGGCAGAAATCTTGTCGATGGCATAGTATATCGCAACGGTGCGCCCGTAGCTTATTGCTACGTCGATCAAAACAACGATTTAATCGAATACTTTGACGCTCAGAATATCATCCACTCATTCGATCCCTCATGGCAAGAGCAAGGGCGAGGATTGCCAGCATTTACCCATGCATTAAACGACTTGCGAGACGCTTTGCAATCCCACGAATGGGAAAGACACGCGCAACTTATGCTATCTCAAATCGTAATGTCTGAACATAACGAAACGGGACTAGCGCCAGATGACAACGCATCGATCATCACTGGCGACGACACAACTTGCCAAGGCCCAATCGGTGCAAATGGCATTATTTCCGATACGCTCGGCGGCGGTCAAGTGCGATACTTTGCGGCAAAAAGTGGTGCAAAACTCGACATCTTAAAAAACGATAGGCCTGGTGAATCATGGGAATCTTTTCAAAATCGGATTTATCGAAAAGCACTTAGCGGCGACAACTGGCCACTGTCAATGTGCTGGACAGCCACAGGCCAAGGCACAGCAGAACGGGCAGACCTTGGACGCGCACAACGCGCAGTCGAGGATAGGCAAGACCTACTAGAATACGCCGCAAATCGCATGACAGGATACGCAGTCGCCAAGCTCATCAAGCTCGGAGAATTGCCAGCGGCTAACGATTGGTGGAAATGGAAATTCACTTACCCTAAAAAACTAACGATTGACGATGGCAGGGTTTCAAAAGAACTGATCGAGCAATGGAAAGCTGGTTTCTTGAATACTCAAGACGTTCTTGGCTATCTCGGAAAAAGCGAGGACGAACATTTAGATCAACGCATCAACTACCTTGTGAAAATGAAAACCAAGGTATTGGAGGCGAACAAAGCAAATCCAGAAATCACAATCGAGCCGCGCGAAATGCAAATGCTCACGGCTAACGACATGGGGCAACCAATAGAACCACTAAAAGAAAAAGAAGATGACCTATCTAAAGATTGAAAACAAAGCAGGAAAAATCAAGCTCAACGATACTGTTACAAAGCAGTCTATCGGTAAAGTGATTGACGAAATCGGAAAATTGTTTGGCGCAACTGCCAGCAATGAAGGCGCAGATTTTGGCGAGATTATGAACGCCGCTGAAAACGGAATTGATACGCTCAATATCGAAATCAATTCTCCAGGTGGAAGCATCTTTGACGGATACACGATGTATCAGGAAATCAAGTCGCTTCAAGATCGTGGTGTATATGTGACAGCTACCATCACGGGTATGGCAGCAAGCATGGCTAGCGTTATTTGCATGGCGTGTGACAAGGTGGAGATCGTGCCGCACGGACGCATGATGATTCATGACGCATCTGTCTCGGCATCGGGCAACGCGGAATCGCTCAGAAAATCCGCTGACTTGGTGGACAATCTTTCTGCCGACATCGCCAATCTTTACTCAGAAAAAACAGGAATCCAATCTGACGAAATCAGAGAAATGATGAAAGCGGAAACTTGGATGACTGCGAAAGAATCAGTTTCTAAGAAATTCGCAGATACAATTTTTGACACCAAAGCAAAGAATATGGCTAGTATTTTATACAGATTCAAACCAGACGCAGCACTCACCGAAAAAGTTATCGGGCTAGAGTCTGCCATCGTTGACGCAGAAAATCAAATCAGCGAACTAGCGGAAAACCTAGCAACCCGCGAAAGCGATTTGCAAAATGCCGTTACTGAATTGGCAGAAGTGAAAGCATCCAATGAAGAAATCACCGCAAAGCTAGCAGAATCCGAATCGGCATTGCAATCTGAGAAAGAAGCAGTAATCGCAAAAGCATCTGAGATTGAAACTCTGAACGCAAAACTTGTAGAAGTCGAAGCAGACGCGAACGCAAAACTAGTCGAAGCAGAATCATCGGCAGCTAAAAAAGCCGCTGAGATTCTCGCATCGGCTGGAGTGCCTGCGGTTGACGTGCAAGCGGGAGAGAAAAGCAAATCAAACCAAGTTACCCGCGCTGAATTTAACGGAATGAGCGACAAGCAAAAAATGGCTTTCGCTAAAAACAAAGGAACAATCACCAACTAATTTTTCAACTAACAAAAACAATCAAATTAACTAATCAAATATCATGGCTAATACCTTAACTAATCTAATCCCTCTCGCATACGAAGCACTTGACGTTGTTTCTCGCGAGGTCACAGGCTTAATCGCCGCCGTCAATCTTGACTCTGCCGCTGAAACCATTGCCAAAGGGCAAACAGTTTATAGCCCAGTTGCTCCAGTAAATACCACTGGCAACATCACACCAGCAATGACAGTGACAGCAGCATCCGATCAAACTATCGGCACAAAGTCGCTTGTTATTGACAACTACAAAACATCTGGATTTAACTGGACGGCAGAAGAAGAATTCGGCTTGAATTCAGGTGGGCGTTTGGAAAATATCATCCGCGATCAAATGTCGCAATGCTTCCGCGTTCACGTGAACGAAATCGAATCCGCTCTTTGCCTTGCTGCATCCGTTGGTGCGTCACGAGCAATCGGAACGACCGCTGGCACTGCTCCAATCCTTGCCGACTTTGCAGGAGCGCAAAAAATCCTTACCGACAACGGCGCACCACTTACTGACCGTCACGCAATCTTTGACACTACTGCTGGCGTTGCACTACGTGGCACTTCTAACCTTTACAAAGTTAACGAATCTGGCGATGCTAACCTATTGCGTCAAGGCGTTCTAGGTAGCTTGTATGGTTTTGAATTGCGCGAATCCGCTGGCATTGTTTCGACTGCCGCTGGCGCAATGGCATCAGCCACTAGCACTAGCGCGGCGTTTACCGTTGGTCAAACTGTCATCCCTCTTGCTGCCGCAGGAACGGGAGTGGTTGCCGCTGGTGACATCATCACTTTTGCTAACGACACTAACAAGTATGTGGTCGCATCTGTTAGCTTTGCAGGCGCAAACCCAGCATCTGGCGATAGCATCACTCTTGCCGCCCCAGGCTTGCGTAAAGCACAAAGCGCAGCAACTCGCGCAATCACAGTTTTTGCCACTTCCACTCGCAACTTGGCACTGAGCCGCAACGCAATTACGCTTGCAACTCGCTTGCCAAAATTTCAAGCAAACGACCAAGCCGCTGACCGTTACGTGATGACCGATCCGCGCACGGGACTTGCGTTTGAAATTGCAATGTATCCTGGCTATCGCATGGTTAAATATGAAGTTTCGATTGCTTACGGATTGAGTGTTATCAAACCAGAACACCTTGCCATCATCATTGGCTAACATTTTTTTGTTGTATTGTGTTTCATAGCGGGTGCGTCACTGGAAACGGTGGCGCACTTTCTTTTTGACTTGCGAGCTACTACATGAGCCTTGTCGATGATTTCTTACTAACGCACAACGACGAATCGGATTCCACAATGGGAACTGATACCATGATTTGCGAGGGGCAAACCTTTTCCGTGGTATCAAACCTTATCGGCAAAACTATCGACGCTGACATCGGCATTGAGCCGCAAATAAACGGCACGGTGACAGCGCAACCCGCAGACGTGACAACGCCTAAAACACTCTTAAACAAGCGTTGCACAGTTGGCGGCGTAGCGTATCGAGTTATCGGCGTTGACGTTGGCACGGTGGCAATCCACTTCACCCTGAGTGATCCTAGTGAGACGCGATGATTAGAATCTCTATCAGTCCGAGACAACGGCGCATACTGGATGCGGAAATGAAAGCATTTGCAACACGCGCAGGGGTGGCAGTCGGTGAAGTTGTCGCCATCGTGGGGCAATCGTGCGCGAAAGAACTGGCAAGAAAAATTCAACCTTGGGGGCTTAGTAAAGCGGTTGGGCAAGAGTTTGAAAAGTCTATTGCGAAGCAAATACAAAAAGCCGCAAGATACGCAGAGCAGACAGCAATACAAGGCGACCTTGCATCAGTTCATAAAAACCTACGAGTTCACGGCGCAATCTTAGTTAGGCCATCAAAGCAATTTCAACCAAAACGCAAACTATTTCCAAAAGCAGAAAGAGACACGCTTGCTGATAAAAAAATGGCACGTGCTGGACTTGCTAAGGCTGGATGGATTGCGGCGGGAGAATCAATTTCGTCACCCTTATTAAAAACGGCAAAGGGAATAGCTAGGAAAATCAAAGGCATCGCGCCATGGATCCGACGTCACGCAAAAACATCAGAAGGGTCATCGGTTTTTAAAATGACAGGTGGGTTGTCGTCAACGATATTTCTTACGAACAATTCAAGTTATGCTTACAGTTCAAACAACACCAACAGGGGCGATGTATCAACGGCGTTAAGCGATGGATACAAGCGAAGCATCACAATGATTAGAGCAAGATTGAAAAAACTAAAATGAACATACAAACACTAAAAGAGCGGATTGTTACAGTCCTAAACACGGAAATTACGACCGTCACAAGCTACGATGCTGAGAAGTTTTCAGAGATTGATTTGCCTAACATATCGGTAAAGGTGGCATCGTGTGAACGACTTTCAAAGGCAATGCGGTCATACTCGGCGAACATTGAAATTACGCTTCGGGCGCATAGCGGAGATAGTCTGACAGTATCACAAATCAATGCCGTTACAAACGACATCGAAAGCTTGCTAAACGATGAATTTGCCAGCGAGATCAATAACAACATCGCAAACTTGCAAGTGGACTATTTCGCTCATAACGGCGGCGTGCCTGATTGGACTGACAACGCGCTAGAGTGCAAATTTGATTGTGAAGTCATATTTCAGACGGCTTAATTTTTGACACAAAACTAAAAGTATCATGGCGACGCTTTTAGGTGTAACAAATGGAGTTTTCGGAATCACAGCACAGCAAACAGGCTTCTTGCTTGATACGCAAACGTGGGCATATAGCGACGAGGTTAAGATGGTCAAGAACATCAGCGGCGATGACACTGGCGAATCACATTATAATGAAAAAGTAGAAATTTCTCTAAGTGGATTTTTGCCTAGCTCTTCACCATTTGCGGGGACGTTAGCATTAAGCCTAACGCTTATTACCGTGCCGACAGATCACATCATCGGGTCAATGACAGCTGGCATGACAATCATTCAAACGATCAACCGAAGCAACACTTCTGAGGATTATCAAAAGGTTGATTTAACCGCCAAGTATTCGCCAACAATCGTTTCAGCTTAATCGCCTAACAATTTACACGAAATGAAAAACTTCACTGGTAAAACGGGTGATGCGGTTTCGCATATTAAAAGCGAGACAAGCAATCCGCAGCTTGCAGCGGCAATCATCGCAATAGATGTGCCATTGCTAAAGACTGCGCCAATGAATACTTTCGTCGGCGATGGCATAAAAGGAAAGCTAGTTACTTGGCAGTTTTACGGCGCGTCGCCAACTGGCAATACTGCCGACATGGTGATCAAAGCCTGGCACGATGAACAATGGCTACGGGCTAACGCATCGCATACCGTGGCTAGAATCAAAGTTGCATTTGACGCAATGCACCAACTATCGAGACAAGCTCAAGGTCGGGAAGACTACCTGCCAAAGTGCGAACTTGCCGACACTGTTTTCACCGCATCAACGCCACAAGCGGCGACTATGATTGCGCTCGGTCATATCTGCCAGGGTTACAAGTTGCACGCCGGCAGTCACTTCTGGCAATTTCCACAAACCGCATCGGTGGACATGGATTTATGGACAGACCATTTCATCCACGACAAGCTACCAACAGCGGATTTGTCGTATATCAAAGTCGCCTTGCTGAACTGGAAACAACTGATTTCAGACATCAAATCGCCAACGCATACCGCAGTTAAGCACGGAAAAAGAACCGCTTACATCGGGCGGGATGACGACGCGAAAGCACAATCTCAAATTGAAAAAATACTATACAGAAAATGAATACGCCACCAATCATCAAAGACAAGCAATCGCGACCACTGACGAAATTCCTATGGAATCGAATCCGTGAATTTATTACGCCTGACAAATCGCGCGGGAAAGACGCATCGTTCATCATCGTTTTTGGCTATGCTGCCTTAGCATTATCCGACGATAAGGAAACGCAAAAAGCATATTGCGATGATGATTCATTTTTTGAACTTATTGCCAAGGTCGGAATCAATCTTAGCGAATCGGAAGAAGAAGAAATCGGCAACTATATCAATGGCGTAATCAAACGATGGGAGGCGGCACAGATCGAAGTTGACGGCGCGGGAAAGACGGAATTGACAGAGGAGACGCGCCAAGTGACAGCGACTATCTGACAGATTTATTCGCCAGCGAATACGGATGGACACGGCAAGAAATCAATGAGTTACCAATGGATGAAGAAGCGCGATTGTTTCACGCGATCTTGTTTAGAAAAGGGGTTAAGTGCTACAAGAGACAAATTGAGATGGGGCAACACGACAAGACGCTTAAAGAACGATTGGAGGAAATCACAGCGCAAATTGACATAGCCAACTTAGAAGAAGAACTATTATGGGATTCACCGTAGATATTAAAGGCAACGCAAGCCACTTGGATAAGACGATCAAGAATGTGAAAACCTCACTTTCGGCAATCGGCAGCGTGGCGACTACAGCGGCAACTTCACTTGCTGGCATCGGCGTAGCTGGTGGCGCGGCTATGGCTGCATTTATAATTACAAGCAGTAAGGCGGCGGCAGATGTTGAGGATTTAGGAATTCAATTTGAAGTTCTAACTGGCAGTGCAAAAACGGCAGCGGAGTTGATGAAAACATTCCGCGACGAAGAAAAGAAATCAGCTTTGAGTCTATCGGACTACGCAAACGCTGCAAAAACAATGTTAGCGTTTGGAACGTCCTTAGATGACGTAACGCCATCTTTGCGTATGCTTGGTGACGTGTCTATGGCTAACTCTGAACGCTTTGGCAGTCTTGCGCTTGCTTTCGCGCAAACAACGGCAGCTGGTCGTTTAATGGGTCAAGAGGTGTTGCAATTCGTCAACGCTGGATTCAACCCGCTAGAGCAAATCTCACGCGATACAGGGCGGTCAATGCAAGACCTTAAAAAAGACATGGAGGACGGCGCAATTACCGTTGATATGGTCAAGCAAGCATTTGTTAGTGCGACTAGCGAGGGCGGCAGATTTTACAAAGCAATCGACAAGGGTAGCGCGTCAACTAACGCCAAGCTCAACCAATTAAGCGCGGCGGCTACACAATTACGAGTCGCCTTTGGAACTGGATTCAACGAGGGGTTGAAAGACGCACTTGATGCAAGCAATAATTTTTTACCACAGTTAGAAAACAAATTTGCCAGATTTGGAGACATAGTAGGAAGCGCAATCAGTCAAGGCACAAAAGGCAACACAGAAGAACTAGCGTTGATTGGCGGATTGATTGGCGACGTAATACTAGAGGGCGCAAAAGCAACTTTTCAAAAAGGCTTAGACTCAATGGTAAGTGAAGCCTTGCCAGCATTTTTAGAGTTTCAAGCAAAATATAACAAGCTCCCTGGAGGTGCAGCTCTTGGTAATTACGTTGCAAGCGACATCAGAAGCAAGGTGGGATCATCTGCGCCAACATCGGCGTATATGCAAACAGCGATTGAGAACGTGCAAGCAAGTGGAAGCATTGGAAAACTGCAAGACGCACAAATGAAACGCGACATTGCGGCGGGGATTAAAACTGGCATCACATCAAGTATGAGCGAAGAAGTGAAAAAAGGCATTTTAGACGCATGGGCAAAACAGCCACAAGGGGCAAAATTTTCTAACTAATTATGGCAGCGACAATTCTAGGACTAGATTCGACAAGCGTTCGACCGCAACCCGCTTTCCGTTGCCAGCAATCGGAGAACGGCGGGTGGACGGCATCGCATACAATTATCGTCACCCGTGCTGGATTTGATACGGCTGGGATACAAGCATTGTTTGCCAAGGGTTCATTACTAACGGGAGTCGATGCGGGAATACCCACGTTCTTTGCTTTTTTAAAAATCACCGATGTAAGCGTATCAGCGGAGGAGGGAGATCTCATTACGCTAGAGGTAAATGCAGCAGGAAGCACGGCGGCACAATACGAACTAGGCGATGGAACGGGTCTAGACATTGACTCACTGCCAACGTATGAACTAAGAGGGCAACTATCTGATGCGGGATTTCAGCACCACAGAAAGTGGCTACCATTGTCTAATGCTGACAAAAAACTGCTAGGCATTTTACTTGGTGGCTATTACGAATACAATGCAGCCACAGGAAAGCTATTTATCATAACGGAAGATAACAATTTTCAAGACGCTTCGGAACAACTAACAGCAGATGACGCAAAATCGTTCGCGGCATTGATACAGCAAGGGCAAACGACTTATGAACGGTCGCAATATACGTGGACAGAAAGCACGGAAGGAGCGGGGCAACTCACAGAGCCGCAACTCAATAAACTAGGCTTAATTGCAACGCCACGGGGAACGCCGCCAGATGCAGGGGGAACTCGTAACTGGAAACTTGTTAGCGCGTCACAATCGCAGCAAGGGGAACTATTCAGAACTACTCTCGAATGGCAACTAAGCGACAGCGGTGGACACAACGCATTTTTATATGATAGTTAATAACGGCGAGAATCAAATCACGTTGCCAGATCTTGTAAAGGTTGGCGACAGCATAAGCGCGAGGTGGGCAAACTCGTTGCGTGATTGCGTCCAGAAACTACGGGACAGAAAGCCAACTGCAATATCTCAAACGCGCACAACAAAATCAGCGCATCCATTTAAAATAGTAGCGGTAACAGAAGAAAGCGAGTTGCGTATTTATGTCTGCTTTGGAGTTGTTACCTACATGATTTGGAATACTGCCGAAGAGCCAATTTACAAAGATGGGCAAGTTTATTTTGCACAGTCTCCAGGATTGACATACTTAAAAAACGATCCTTTTTACACAACGCCAGTCGGCTACTTTGTCGGAGCGGTAAGCACCTCATACGGCGTTTGGCTAAAGGTGGCAAGGAACGCATTCGGCAGCCTTAACTCACCAGCGGGAAGCGCAGAACCTTATACAACGGTTGACTATAGTTCATTCATCACAGGCAGTGAAATACTTGTTACAAGCTCATTTACCGATCCTACAGCAACGCCAACTTACGACAGTGATTTTGCTCACATCTACCTTGGCAAAGTTACCTACGATAGCGGGGGTGCGCCAACAGTTATTCAGTTTAGAAGAAGCGATGTTATCACAAGTCTCGCATCATGGCCGACGAACTTCACAATCGTGAGCGCAGATGCAGGAAATCAAATTTCAACAGGAACCGACGGCGGAGCGTATGGAGTTATAATTTCAACAGATGCTGGAAACGATATTTCAGCGGGGGCGGATGATGGCGCATATTACAACGCCCCTTAATAACATTTGACACAACCATCATAATATATGGCGATCTCAACAGCACTAACTAACACGGGAACGAGCTTTGTAGCTGTTCCGACATCGTCCATGACATCGGGGCGATTTACCGTAGGGTTGATACCAACGGCGCAATCATTTCCAACGGCAGACATCGGCTATGCAGTCAGCGCGAGACTAACCACGGCATCGACCACGGCAACGCTAGATGTTCAAAGCGGAGTTTGCACAGGCAGCGCGGCATTTGTCGCGGGAACGGCTCAAGTCGAGACTGCCACGGTCACAGCGGCATCGGGGGCAACGTCTAACGGTAACTGCATTGTCACAGTCACAGGCGCAACGCTGACAGGCTCACCGCTAGCGGTAACAGTGGCACTAACCACGGCAAGCAACACGGCGACCTTGGTTGCGGCGGCATTGGCGGCAGGGCTACAAGCGAACGCTGCAATAGCGGCAAAATACACGGTCACAAGCTCAGGATCTAACATCATTCTAACCGTCAATGCGGATTCTGACAGTAACTATCTTGCCAACGATGGGACGCTTAATATCGCTATCCCTAGCGGATTGGGAATCACCGCAGCGGCAACAAGCGCAAATACCACAACGGGAGTTGCTACTAGCGGCGTTCAAGTGTTAGACGGTGGTGGCACGGATTTTGAAGGCGTAACACTCGTTTCAATGGCGCGGATTTACGCAATCGAAATCAACGTCACAAGCGGCACGGCATCAGCGGCAAATGGCACTCAGGTTTTACCTTTGCCAATCAAGCTATGGAATACGAGCGGCATTACGGGAAGCATGCTCACAGCGGATTTAGTTATCACGGCTTTGACGGCTGGGACTAACGTAACAATCACGGTTTTAGGCAAATCATCATGAGCGATTTCGTAGATTATAACTTCGGGACGTATCGCGTTGGAACTACTTTTGACGCTTTGCCATTTACGGCGGCACGGACACCAACGGCGTTTGCTAACTTGGCAAGCGTTACGGTCACATTTACGTCATCAGATTCTTGCCAACATACTTTTACATGGACTGGAACGATAACCGATGCGGCAACGTGGGCGTTTACCTTGCCAGCAATTACAACCATTGCATACGAGACTGGTTACTACACTGGCAGTTTCGTTTTCACCGATGTGAACGGACGCAAAAAGCCATACCTTAGAGGGGCAATCAATATCATTCCAATATGAGCGAAACAGTAACACTTGACGTAACAACCGTAGAAGAAACCGTTAGTGTAACAACCACGGACGGCGGAGTAGTGCAGATTGCTGTTATGGCAGAACGCGGGGAAGCAGGCACCAACGGCACCAACGGCGGGTCAACCTCAGCGTGGCAATATAATGCCAAGACCAACGCAACGAGCGGCTACCCGGGTAATGGCTACCTCCTTTGGAACAACGCAACGCAGACAAGCGCGACTAGCATACTTGTCTCACACTTAACCGATGACAATACCGACATCGAGCTTTTTCTTTCCTTTTTTGTCGTCAATCAAAAAATCTTTATTCAGGACCGCGACGACTCAAGCAAAAACCAAGTGTGGCTAATCAGCGGCACGCCAACGGTGACAGGGGCAAACACATCGACCGCATATTACACTTTTCCAGTCACGTTAGTATCATCGGCGGGGGGTGCATTTACAAACAACCATTCGATTTTATTTGGGCAAATCTCAGTTGCAACTAACGCCGTAACAAGCGCGACTACCAGCGATGGCACGGCAACACTCAGCACGTCCACACTGACCACAGGGACGCTCACGGTATCGACAAGCGGAGTATTTAACGCCACGTCCTACACCTACGGCACAGGGGCAGCTAGTGCAATGAGAACGGCATTAGCACTTGGCACACTAGCTACTCAATCGGGAACATTTAGCGGCACATCGAGCGGAACAAACACAGGCGACCAAGATTTAAGCGGATATGCGACCATAAATTCTCTTGGCACGGCAGCAGCTTTTGATGTAGCCCCTACTGCTAATATCTCCGAAGATGTAGTAACAACGGCAGTTGCTCAAACACTCACCAACAAAACGCTGACATCGCCGACAATCGACGCGCCAACGATCAGCGGCAGCGCAGCATTCACATCGACGACACGCCCGACATCGGCAGGCACTGGAATGCCATCGGCTACGAGCTTAATGACAAGAGACGATGTTGCGCTAGAGCCATTTTACAACCTCGGCAGTGTTTTCCGCGTATCGGCAACGCCCGCTTTTGCAAATAGCGGAACTGGCTCAGCGGCATCTCAAGCAGCAGGCGACCGATGGGCAGCATTAAGCTCAGGAACTTCCAATAGTGGCTGGGGGAGAGCGCAAATAGGTAGAGGTATCACAACAATCCCATCATTGTCTGGAGCAGGTATAAACTTTGCATCAAAACTGGGAGTTTCGATTGTTTTATGGCTTGGAAATTCGGCAGCAACTAATAACTTAAACATTTTTCGATTGCGTTTTGGTTCAGATAACACACCTGTTGCCGATGGCGTTGATGCTGTTTCGTATCGAGGATTTGGTGTAGAAATTAAAGCACGTGGAACCTCACACGATTGGCGAGTGTATGGACACAATGGAACATCAATAACATATAGCGCATGGTCAAATACAGGATTGAACGCAAATTCACTTCAAAGCAGAATTTCCCTAACTGTAATGAGCAATGGTGCTGGAAGTATTACTGCTAGTATTGGCATAAATGGATCAAGAATACTATCAACCATATCAACAACTGGTGGGCCAACTACGGCAGGCACTAGCGCACAATCTCAGGTTGAGTGCCATGTAGCAAACTCAGCTAGCGGAACATTGCCATTGGCTGCCGCGCTTTACGATGCAATCTTTTACGCTCAATCATAAAATTATGCTCACACCAAAAACACAACTTGAAAAAGACCTAGCGGAAAAAGACGCTGGAATCATCCGTGCAGCAACTGCTTTGCACTACGCTGGAACCGTTATTGCAGCGGAGAACGCGCAGTTCTGGGCTTTACCACAAGATCGTTTGCTTGCCGTTCTCAACGACAACGTAGAGCGCACGCTGGCAATGTTTGAAGCAAACAGCGCAGCGGCTAACGCAATAAATTCGTTGCTTGATCAGATCGACAACGAAGCGTTGAGTCATCGCGTTCCGACTGCCATGCCTGCAAACTGGGTTTTTGCAAACGGAGCATTTGCATACGCTGAGCCACAGCCTGAGCCTGAACCTGAATCTCTTCTAGAATAAATATCATGATTGAGGAACACAGTGCGACATACAATATTGTCAATGGGCTTATCGGCATTGCCGCATCCTCATTAGGGGTCATTACTCAGTTCCAAGAACAATTGGATTGGGCTTTGAAAACATCTTCTACAATGTTATTAATTTGTGTTTCTATTGTTACTCTTTACAACCTATTGAAAAAGAAATGAACCAAAAACAATCTAGAGCAAGACTATCTCTGTATATTCTTATTGCAATGGGAACAAGTGCCAGCGCTGGCTTAACAACAGTTGATTTTTCGGATTGGCGAGAGACTGTTTCATTTATGCTATCAGTTGCAATGACAGGATTAATAACGGCACGAAGCTACATCGACCAAACACCAAGCAGAATTGATCAATGAACTACAGAATTCTTCATCCAATTAAAGAAGGAAAGCGCAAATATAGATTTGCAGCAGTGGGAGTAAATTGCATAGCCTTGAAGGGTAAGTTATCACAGCATCCGAATGTTGAGTTCTACAGCGCTGACGGAGTGCTAAGAGCATGGATTAAGAACGGATGGATGTTCGCAACAAACGAGTATTTTTGGAACGGTTGCAGCCCTAAAAAATACGTCGGGATTCACCCGTTTGGATTTTGGGCGGGAACACCAGACTTTGCTGGCACCATCGAAGCGTCATTTTGGCATGATGTTTTGTTCCAATTCGCGGCAGTCGGAATGTATGACGCGCACGATGCAAACTATCAATTTCTGCACCTCATGGAGCGCAATGGCTTTTTGCTTGCCAGTCATTATTACGATGCGGTTGAGGCTTATGGAGATCAATACTTTGGCAAGGATAAAGACGGCGTTTATGTAAAAATCTTATGAAACTACTAATTGCAATCATTTTAGCACTTGCTTACTCAAGCTGCACATTAACGGTCAACCCAGATGGAAGCCGAACCTACGGAACGGACGCAAAAACGGCAGCGATCATCGCGGCGCAAATCGTGGAGGCTGAGAGCGGGAAATGATGAGTAATGAAAAATCAAAAATGCTGGTGGTAATTGACCCTGGTCATGGAATGTCTAACCGTAAATCAGGACGTTACGACAGCGGCGCAGAATCGAACGGAATTACCGAAGCTGAAATTGTCATGACGTGGGCAAACGAACTGCGCGACATTTTACGCGCAAGGAAAATCGCAGTTGTCAGAACTCGCGTTGACGCAAAAGACCCGTGCAGTATTTCCGAACGCGCTAGGATTGCCAAGCGATACGGTGGCACGATTATGATTTCACTGCATTGCAACGCAGCAAACGGCAAAGCTAGCGGAACTGAAACATTCTATCGCGGTGAAACTAATAAATCAATGGCGCTGGATTTGAATCTTGCCGTATGCGCTGGATTGCTCACTGTAAATCGCGGAGTGAAAACAGAGAATCAATCTCAGCACTCGACACTTGCCGTCATGTCGTTTCAACCATGCTTTTTAATTGAGCTAGGATTTATCGACCACGCTGGAGATCGTGCGAAAATGCTAGACGCTGACAAACGCAAAAAGACTTGCTTGGCTATTGCGGATTTGCTACTTGAATAAATCATCAACATGAAATTACCGCGCAACGTGACAATCGGAGGAATCAAATTCAGGGTTGTCATCGCGGCACTAGATGATGGCGATTTTGGGCGCATGTGTTTTGACGAGCGCAAGATAGTCATCAGCGATGAGTGCGCGGATTTTAACACCAAGCTAGAGACGTTACGCCATGAAATGCTACACGCAGCGTTACACGTTAGCGGCGTATCATTCTCTCAAAGATACGACGAAGAAAACATTGTTCGCGCCATCGAGCATTTATTTTTTCCTAGTTTTCACAAAGTCACTTCAAGCCTAAAATAATCATGAGCAAATACAAGAAATTTTTAGTAGCGGCAGACAATCACGGCAGCCTAGTTTGCCAAGATGCGAAGAAAGTTTTACTGTCATTCGCGGAAACGTGGAAGCCTGACTATCGGGTGCATTTGGGGGATTTGTGGGACTTCTCACCATTGCGGCGCGGAGCAAGCCAAGAAGAAAAAGCCGATGGGATTTCTGATGATTTTATTCAGGGCTTGGAATTTCTCGACGACTTCAAACCAAACTTTTTGACGCTCGGAAACCACGATGACCGCATATACCAACACGCGACGCATTGCGGCGATGGAATCCTACGCGAGAGATGCGAGGAGCTAGTCAAGGCGGCAGAGCAACAATTCAAACGGCGCCGCATTACTTTTTGCCAATACAAGGTCACGGAATACCTGCAAATGCCTAATTGCGATGTAAAATTGATTCACGGATTCAAATCTTCGACATACCCAGCGAAGGCACATTTTGATACGTGGGGCGAATGTCTGCACGGTCACACTCACACAAAAGACGAGCACACGGCGCGACATATCGACGGCGGCAAATCGTTCAGCGTGGCTTGCATGGCAGACCTTAACAAGTTAAGTTACTCAGACAGGCAGCCAGCAAAACTAGGTCACAGAAACGGATTTTTATATGGCATTATCAACACAAAAAATGGAAGGTGGGAAGCATGGCAGGTAACAAAGGAACACGGGGACTGGATAAGTCCACAAGGGCTACTCTGAGCGCGCTTGATTATGCGCTAGAACAAACCGACACAGCATCGGCGCGGAGAGGGGATGAATTCACATCTCAGGAATACTTTGCAGGGCTAATAGCCAAGGGTGAGCAGATAGGGCAATCAGGCGCGTTATATCGGCTCAATGGATTGGTGACTAGCGGCAAGCTCAAGAAGCGCAAGACGATGATAAACGGAGCAACGACTAACCTCTATAGTAAACCCAGCCTTTAATATGGATTCTGTTATTAAACATAATGAACGTATACTTTAATATGAGCGACGAGCTACCAAAGTGTGAGCATTGCAAAAAGAAGCCTTGCAGAATCGCAACCTTGATTAACAGCGATAAAAAAGCGCAACGAATGATCGGTCGAGTGTGCGATGATTGCGAACATTTGATTTGCGGATTTGATTTACCGTTCGCGGAAAAGATGCACTTGATGATGTTGCGTCCGATTATATGACCGCGCCACTGCCGACCGTTTCCGATCCTAAACAGTGACACAGCCGAAAGTGGCTAGACCCGCCATAGCGAATCCGTATCTTTTCCTACGCATGGCAGGTAAGCGAGAAAACAATCGCAGAAATACGCAGATTGCGCAACCTCGAATTTTCGTGGCAAAAAAGAACGCCACGAGACCTATTGCGCGGGGGCAAGGAAGGTTTCTCGTGGCTAGGTAAGTATTTTAACATGGAAAATCAGCATTGCAAGCCTAACAATTTGCACAATAAAGTGGCAAGGTTTATTGTGCTTTTGCTTTTTTGTAAATCGCCTTACAATGCGCCACAAGCTCGCTTTGCATCAATCGCCCGTTGCCATAACCAACAGCGCGGCGAATGTCAGCAATGAGGAAAAGCGCGGCAACAAGTGACCCGCTAATGTCGGCAAGTCGCTTTTCAAGATCGGCGTTTTCTATTTTCAGTTTTTCAATGTCGTTCATTTTGTTAGTTCATTTTCTTTCATTTCCGCGAACATTTGATCAATGCTGGATCTCAATTCTATCCATTCGCCCGCGTCGATATTTATTGCGTTTACGACACTACCGCTTGATTGTGAGATTGACAAATACTCACCAGCCCCATCATCGACAATGCTGATTAATGTTGCCGTCTCTGAAATTAGAGCTTCGCCATCTTTTAAGACAGTCATTGCGGTTATTCGTTTTTTGTATTTCATTTTGTTTCTTTCGTTGTTTCGTTTATGTTAGTGTTATCTTGTCGCTTGTCAATTAGTATCAGCTCCCGACAATCAAAGCGAGCCAAACAGACACAATTCACCTCTTACAAGGTAAATCATGCCAAATACTCCCGCATAACCATCGGTCGCCATTTTTGCACATCGCATTACTGCGAACCCTTTTCTAAACCGCGGCTTGTGACCTTGTTGACGGCTTCAAACAAAAAGAGCATTGCTCACTTATTAAGATGCATCGGTGTGTGCATCGCCTTAACTTGTCCAGTCTAATCACTATCCCGCTTTCATCGCGACGGACTCATGCCTAATATGTGAACCTTTCAAACAACCGCAAAATGAAAAGCCCGTCCGAGCTGATCCCTCGAACGGGCTTCTCTGCTATGAAACACAGATGAAAAACTTTGTTATGCGGGATCAGCGCGAACGACGAAAAGTAAAACAGAAAACGCGGATTGGCAAGAATTATTTTGCAATTATCGCAAATACTATGTTTGTCGTAGTTGGATTGTGTCACAAATCATGCCGTTAAATCGTGACAAAATATCCGCTTTTTGCCGTAAATATTAGCTATTTTCTCTAACAAAATGCGCGTTCTAGGCTATATAAAATATAGGAAAATGAAAATAGTTGAAAAAGTTCTATACATTTATCAGTTTTTCGCTTATTTCTTTCCTCGTCAGCCGACAATAACACAATATGAAAACCAGCACGATTACACACGCACAAAGGGCAACAGTATTTTTCAAACAAGGGATGAGATGGGTTGCAAGATACCAATTTGCTAATATT